CGGCGCGTGCCTTCGCCAGCGATGCCGTCAACGCCTATATCGGCATAGTCAGCACCGCGGCGATTGAGGGCATTGAGTGCTCGCTGCAGGAAGCGTGAGGCCGTCGCTGGCCCCATGTTGACGCCGGTATCGACCAACTCCGCAGCGATGGCCGGAGAGATTGCACCGATCTTGTCAAAGCCGGGCTGCACCACATAACGAAGATGGTAGATCTGCTTTGCGGTGGCGCGCGGCAGATCGCGCATGGCCCCGGTGTAGCTGTTGGCCCGCGCCGTTGCCTTGGTGATCCCGTGCATCGTTTCACCGCCTGTATCATTCGGGTCGTTGACGTAGCCACCCTCTGCTTTGAGGACGCTTTCGATGATGTCGTCGATGTTCATGAGGCGTGACCTTTCCGCCGCAGCCAAGCCGCGGACTTATGGCGCTTCACTTCGCGCAAAATGTTAGGGTTTCGGGTGGGCCGCCTGATCGCGAACCTGTTTCACGCGACTGCGTAGGAGCCGGAGATGTTGTAAACCCCGCCGGTGACGCCGGGATATGTTCCGTCGAAGTTTAGCACGGAGATGCTGCTGCTACTCCCGTCGATGTAGCCCCGAAGCGCCTTGCCCCCGATTGCTCGTTCTACCCCGATGTGCGTGCTGCCCTCTCCACTCGCGGCCGCGATGGGCATGGAGACAACGAGAAAGCCGCTGGCACTCCCGTTGTTGGTAATGTTCCAGTTAATCTGGAAAAACACTGACTTACCAATCTTGCGATACTTACCCGATCGACCGGCCGTCACTAGACCTGCTCCGGCTGAGCTGGTGACAGTGGGTGTGAATGCGATCCACGGGGCGTTAAAGGTTGACTCCGCATCGGTGGCTGATGCCGCCGCCGCCGCCGCGCTGGCCGATGCCTCCCCGGCCTTGGTCGTTGCAGTACCCGCCTGCGTGGTAGCGATCCCAGCCTGCGTTGTCGCCGTGGTTGCCCCGGTGGTGGCAATCCCCGCCTGTGTTGATGCTGTTCCTGCGCTGGTGGATGCTTCACTAGCTTTGGTCGTGGCCGTGGTCGCGCTGCCTAATGCACTGGTTGCGCTGCCAGCAGCCCCCGAGGCGCTTGCAGCGGCCGCCGCTACGCCAACAGTGAGAGCGGAAGCGGACGGGTAGCGGTTAATCTCGACAGCCACCCCGGAATCATTCTGGTAAAGGATCGCGTAGTCTTCGTCGGTGTCGGGGATCGAAAAGTATCTGCCATCTTCCGTGTCCGCGATACCCGCCGACGTGCTGGGGTACATCGAGGAATACATGCCGGCCTGTTGTGCGGCGAAATCGGCAAGTGCGGCACTCTCGCTTGCAGAGGTGGCCTGCGCGGTGGCCGCAGCGGCGGAATCAACTGCTGCAGCAGCCTCGTTAGCTGCGATGACGGCCTGTCCGCCAGCATTCGTCGCCTGTGCCGCTGCAGCATCCACAAACGCCTGCAGATCAGCTTCGAGCGGATCGGTGACGTTGACTGTGTAAGGGTCTGCCTCAGACAGAACAGTTCCTAATTCGTCCGTCAGCACAACCCGGTAAACCAGCGTGTTGTCGAGGTTGATCGTGGGCCACTTGCCGGCGGCGTTCGCCATAACTGGGTGTAGCAGCGGGACCGTCAGCGCTTCGTCAGCAAAGACAGCCTGAGGGGTGGAAGTTCCACTGACATAGAACCACAGCTTCGCACCGGAGACGGTCAGACCGTTAGGGTCGATGGCGGGACGGAAGGGAAGAAGGAACGTTTCTGCGGGCATATTGGCACCCCATAAAAGAAGCCGCTCGAAAGCGGGTGTTGTGTGCTATTGCGACTGGATGAAGGTTTGGCAGGCCGCCTACTTGCTTGCGGCGATCGTCTTTTTTGTGCGTTCTCAGCCCATCAAAAGACCGATGATTTTTCTACTGCTGTTTTTCACGCTCACTGGCTGCAGCTGAGCGCCCAACATTGTCGTTGGCCGCCTTCAGTAGGCTGTCGCGAAGGATGTCGATCTCGCCGGCCAAAGCTGGCTCCAGTTTGGCCACATCGCCCAGGCGCTTGAAGTGCGTGTTGATCGCCTTCGGGTCCGCCGTCCGCGGCGCCTGCTTCAGCCACTTCGTAATATTGGGCGACATAAGCGCGCGGGCCGACATCATATCCCGCCCTGCCTTAGCGCCCAGTGTCACTGCGGTTCCGATGCCGGCGGTTGTCAAACCATCAGCGATGAACCCGCCGCCACCACCAAGAACCGCATTGACGATCCATGAGCGATAATCCTCACCGACCGACGATTTTGAGGTGCGGCTGTTCATAGCCGAGGTGACGCGATTCACCTCTTTGCCAAGCGTGCGCAGGTTGGCGATCGACTGCGCACCTTCGCTGCCAAAGATCGTACGGATTGCGTTATCGGACATTTTCTCCGACTGGCTCAGGAAGTGGGCAATCGAGAAGTCACCTTTGGTATTCTTGCCCAGCTGCTCAGCAAAGGTCGCGGCAACGTCGCCGCGCTCATCGGGAGACAAAGAGGAATAAAAGCGACGGAGGCCGCCGGCATCCTTACCCTTCGCCATGCTCTGAAGCGTGGCAAACGCGCGCTCTGGGGGGAGGTTGGAGTTCCGCTTGCCCATGATTTTCTGCAGGGTGCCGCTGATGTATTCCATGCGGGCGCGGTAGGCTTTGTCCGCGGTGTCAAAGGCTTTCGCGGCGGGTCCCTTGCCTTGGGCGGTCAGGCCATTGCGGATGTCATCCGCTGCCCCGTCCATGATCGCCAGCACACGTGCTTCATCTTCCCCGAAGGTTAGGCCGCCATTGTTGATGCGCTTGCGCAGGGCCGTCCGCTGCCGGCGCAGAGCCCCAACGGACAGGTCCGTGCTGAAGTCCGATTTCAAGCCTTGGAGAAACTGGATCTCAGCCTGATTGGTCTTTGGCGTCTCACCGAGGACGGTCAGCATTTCATCGATCCGGCTAAGGCTCTCACGCGGCGTTACCTTAGCATCGCCTGCGAGGCGCTCCGCCCTGTCGTATTTTACCTTTGCGGACTTGCCGGTCTTCTCAATGAAGCGTTCGCCTGCACGCAAAGCGGTGTCGCCTGCCGCAAGATCATCTAGCGCCTGCCCGCCACGGCCGAGGTTCTGGACACGACCTTCAATCTGTCCCTCAATCTCGCGCATTCCACGCTGGACCGATCCGCCGGCCACAAGGCTGGAATCAACACCCGTCACGCGGTTTGCGAGGGAAGGGTCGGCCATCGCACGATTGACCGTTACGCCCTCCGCCTGTCCCGCACGCGCCACGTCCGCGACATCCGCGCTGGAAGCCGCGCGTGCCGCTCGGTTCGACGCCAAGCCAGCCAGGGCGTTTCCGGCCATTTGCGCGCCCGCGCCAACACCGCCGCCTATCACGGCGCCACCAAGGGCATTAATCGCGCTTCCGGCAGCGCCTTCACCGTAACCGAATCCGCCGAGCCCGCCCGCGGTCGCGCCAGTACGGGCCGCACCAAGGAGGGAATTGGCGCCGGCGATGGCCTTGCCCGGCAACGCTGCGCCGCCGAGCAGTTCAGCCGCGGCGCCCGTGTATGGATTCGCCTCCCGAGCGCGCTGGACGGTCAGGCGGGCGGCGTCACGATTATCACGGTAGGATTGGCCGATGTTGTCGAAGTCGCCGCGCAGGCCCGAGGCGATTGCACCACCAACGCCCGCAGCCTCGTCTGATAGACCGAGTGTCAAACCCTGCTTTGCCAACGTGCCCAGACCAGAAAGGCCAGCCTGTGCACCATCGAGGCTCGACAGGCGCTGTACGTCCTCGCGCGGGGCGTCAGGACGGTCATCTGTGACGCCGCCAACTAGTCCTAGTGGCTCGCCCTGGGCATCGTAAGCCATGCCGGTGAATGACGAATCGATCGGCTTGCCGCCCTCGTCAAAATGGCCGGGCAAAGGCGTGGGAGGTGGCGGATTCTGCCCAGCCCGAGCGCCAGCCGCGCCCATAGCCTGTTGGTTCGCGTTATCATCGCCGCCGACGCTCGCGTCCACGTCGCCCATGGCATCAAGTGCAGCGATGGCCTGTTCAATGTTGGGCGCTGCCTTGCCTGCGGCGGTCTGGGCATTTACAATCAGAGAGCGCAAAGCCGCGCGCTTGGATGCGACCGCATCAGGACTGTCGCCCAGCTGTGGGAAGTACGATGTCCTATACCCCTCTAGCTGTTCCTTAGTGTAGGCGGCGCCAGTTCCGAGGGTTAGCGCGGCGTCAAGTATGTCGAGTTGCGCCGCATGAACCACCTGCCGCTGGGATCCGGTGTTGAAATTTGCTGCTGTGTTCCCAGCGACGCCGCGGACAAGCTCTGTCCCCAATCCGGGGGCCTCTGCGGACCGATCCTTTGCAACGGCTGACGAAACTCGCCCTACTGCATCCACCAACCGACCAGCGAGAAACCCTGCTTTGCGCTCGGATTCACTGCCTTCCGCGTCTTTCAACACAGCCCGCTCCGCCGCAGCTGCCGCGCGCTCGTCAGCTGCTGCCTTCCGCGCATCCGCAGCCGCAGCACGCGCGTTCGCCTGCTCCTGCAATTCCTGATCGCGGGCGCGGTATGGATCGGCCTGCCGGATAATCGGATCGCCGCCTGCTGGAGCCTGCGGAGCCGTCTGGCTGGGCAGAAGGTCGCCGAATATATTCTGTGCCATTAGGGCTTCATCCCCCAGTCTTGGAGCCGTCTAAATACATCGTCAGCGTTGGCGCCGTTCCGCACAGCTTCATGAGCCTGCGTCCAGATTTGATCATCTGTGAGGCCCTCAGGGCGCGGCGGGTTTACAGCTGGGCGGGAAGAGGTGGGCGCCGCGCCCTCAAGGTTGAGGGCCGAGCGTCGGCGTGTATTGCCGGATGCATCGACATATTCCGAGGCATACTTGTTCGAGATAACCGAGCGCAGCGCCGTCTGCCCCTTAGGGGTTGCCAGATCATAACCGGCATCCACCAGTTCACGCGCGATTCCGCTGATCTTCTCGCCGCCGTCATCGTTGAACGCGCGCACGACAAGACGCTGCTGATCGACCCATGCCGGGTCATACTGCTGCGGGACCGTGGAAACGTCTATTCCGGCCTGCTGCGCCGCTGCCAGTGACTGCGCGTAGGTCTGTGGGTCTTTGGCATGGTCAAGCAGGCGGCCCATCATGACCATTTGCTCTTGCTGCTGCTTACGTTGGCTGACCTGCTGCTCCTGCATCCGGCCGCGTTCACGCATCGCAAACTCCGGTGCATTCTGCGCCAGTCCTCCAAACGTCTGCTCGTTCGGATTCGCCGTATATGCCGCCAATGCATTGCGAGTGCGGTCCTCGCGTCCTTGCGCTTCACCGCGTTCGAACATTGCCAGAGCGTTGGTGCCCACATCGGGCATCACGCCCAAACGCCAGTCGATCGCCATGTCAGAAGCCCCTCAGATTCATGGGAACGCCTGTGCCCATCGCTGTGCCGTTGCGTCCTGCGAGATAAGTTGCGCTACTGGCCAGGCCGCTCAGAGCGTTGCCCCAGTTCTGACCGTTGACCAGGGCGGCATTGCCCTGCGCGTCAGCCCGGTTCGCGTTGATCTGGCTCATGCTGTTGGTGTAGTTCTGCCCCACACCAGCCTGCGCGGAGGCCGCTGAAAGGCCAACGCCTTGCTGGTTTCCAAGCGCGCCGAGGTAGTCATAGAATGAGCTGTCGGAGATATTCTTGCCGCGCTGCTGCAGGGCTTGGAGCGCCGCACCGGATTGCAGGGTGCCCGCGCCTGAGAAGCCGCCGCGCACTGCACCCATCGCTTCATCGAGGCCGAACTTGTAGCCAGTGTTGTCACGGAACGTCTGAAACGCGGCCTCTGCAGACGCCTGCGTGGTCGGTGGGGGCGAAGCTGGCGCCGCGCTCTCAGCCATAACCGGGGCAGGCAAGTTGCGGCCTTCGAATTGCCCGAAGCGGTTATAGTGGTACTGACCATATGCAGCTGCGTCGTTGCCGTATTTTCCGGCCACCTTCTGGAAGTCGCGCGCGAGATCCGGGTTGCTGCGGACATATGCTGCGTAATCAGGAGCGCTGGCGGTTGATGCTGCTGCGGGTGCTGTGGATACGCTGCCAAGCCCTAGCAACGCATTGATGTGCTGTGTCGCGGGAACGCCTGCGTTGACGTAGGGCGCAAGGGCGTTGGCGTTTTGCCCGTATATCTCACGCTGCAGTGCCGCGCTTTCTGCAGCGCTGCGTTCTGCTGCGTTCGACGCCTTCTTGGACGCGCTCGCTCCCATTGCAGCACTCGCGCCAGACGCAAGCGCAGTCACGCCCAGCGCAACCGCTGCGGTGGTTCCAATAGCCAAGGCTGGCCTCCTACAATGTCTTGATGAAAGAGTGTTCGGACGCGCGATAACCGCGGCGTTCGTAAAGGCGGCCCATCCGGTCGCCGTTTAGCTTGTCGATCGACTTCATTTGCCATGACGCGCACCCACGCGCCCGGCCTTCGTTCTCAAGCGCTTCCAGCAAGCGGATGCCGGTCATCTGTGGCGCATCGCCCGACACCCACCAGAACAGTTCCTCGCCGCTCATGTGCGACAGGTTGAAATAGACTGGCGCGACAACCCCGGCGGTCATGCCCACAATGCGCCCTTCGTCGGCAACAAGGCAGATGAATGCATCGCTGGCCATGAACTGGGCTAATGATGCGGCGCAGTCGTCAACCGAGTAGGGGAAAATATCGCCCCATCCTGCCGCCGCGTGAAATTCCTTGCCCAGCCTCGCGATTTCCTGAATGTCGCTGACTTGGGCGGGGCGGATCACTCGTCAGGACCTTCCGGCACATTTCCAGCCCATGCGAGATAATGCGGGTGTTCAAGGCGAACCCAGCGGTTGACGCCTTCGGGCAACGTCAGGGCGCCACTCTCGATGGTTTCTGAAATGCCACCAGAAATCCGGGCGATAGTTCCAGCTGGAATCTCCGAGATTCGACCATCCTCTATCGTTATGGGGAAGGGGTGCCGTTCAACAACCGCGCCGCTGTCATAATAGACACTGTTGGGGTCCGTGCCGTCTGGCACATCGGCGATGTATTCCGTGCCGGGTGGCGGCCCCATCGTTCCGCTACCTATGGCAATAACCCGGCCGTCCAGCGCGAAGTAAGCAATCATCGCTTACCTCCAAATACCGTATAGGTGATGTCGGTCACGTACATGTCGGCGTTCTGTGCTGATGGCATGAATACACCCGGTTGGCAGGTGGCTCGGACGCGAACCTGCGTGGCGGGCACGCGGTATCGAAACACGCCTGGCATGACCCACCAGCTATCGCCGTTGTCCGTCGTGACTCCCAGCACGCGCTCCCGAACCAACGTCCATCCACTGCCGGTGTCGACGTAGAATCTCAGCTTCGCCGAGCCGTCGTGGTTGCTTACAGAGTTTACCGTGAAGTCTAGCGAAAGAAGCCCTTGCCCGGCTCCGCCCTCGCCAACTTGGGTAAACGGCGTTTCAATAAATGTCGTCGCCGTGCCTGCCGGACAGTACACATCACCCGGGGTGAGGATGCCGCCCACAGTCACCGCAAAGGGTTCGATGGATTCCGTCACAACCTTGTTTGTCTTGATCGTCCCGTCGGGGTTGATCGCACTGTCAGCCAAGGCCAACGCGCCATCGGCCTTGACCTCGATAAACCCCAGTTCAACGAATATGTCGGTCAGATTGTCGAGAACCCCGTTAAGAGTGCTTATCGCGCCCTCAATCGCAACGGCAACGGACTGCCACCATTGCTGAAACTTCTGCGCAGGCCAGCCATCCTTGCCGACAATGGCCACGGCGCGGGGGAGGCGAGGGATGCGCAGCGCCATTATCGGCCGCCGCCGGGTTCATTGATCATCACGTCTGAGACCCGAAAGTCCACTGGATCGGTCACGCGCCACTCAGCGACAAAGCCGGGCTGCGATGCCATGCCCTGCGGTCCCCAGCGCAGCTTTTTGCGGAACTCGCCCTGCCGCCCAAGGCTGCGCGCCTTCCACGGGGTAAACGTCTTGCCTGTGTCCCGGCTGACGCGCATTTCAACCCGTGGGTCAGCATACGGGCCTGTCAGGAACGGCGTGCGTCCCGGATTGGCGCGCAACACAACGTTGTTTACGGTCACCCCGCCAGAATTGATCGGGAATCCGCCCCGGAACCGGCGCTCCAGTACGCCGCCAAGATCAAGATGATCGCTACCCCATGCCAGGGTGCGCCCGTCTATGGCCGAACCGAACACGCCTGATGCATGGCATCGCGGAATCCAGTTATCGTGCCCTTGTGATGCGAACTCGCTCCACAACCCTGACTTGCCGCCAAACACGTGCGTCTCATCATCAAGGCGCAGCGCCAGAAACTCAATGCTGTCGATCGCAAAGGTGAACAGGCTGCATTCCGCGCTGGCCGCAATCTGTGCGTTGAGGCCAGGATTGCTGATCATCGTTGGCGCCTCGCCGTTGGCATAAACGGCGTTATCGTTTCCGACCCATACGAATGAGGAGTCAAAAACCGCTGCGCATCCCGTTGCCCGGATGCCCTTCTCAAAAGTGCGCTGCTCGATAGGCTGGAACGGCAGGGTTTGGTCCGACGTGTTCGCCCAAAACTCCACCGTCTCGGCACCGAACAATACTAGCGTATCGTCAATAAACAGCGCATCGAGAAGGTTATCGGGCTGCCCTTCTGCCGTGGCGAAGTCGAGAGCGTCGAAGCCTGCGGTTAGCGGGTCTGTCCAATAGAATGTGCCTGTGTCCTCCCGGATCGCTACAGCTCGTGATGCAGCTACGAGAACCTTTATGACGTACGCATCATCTGGGAAGTCCACTGTGGCGAAGGTGGTCCCATCGTATGTGTACAATGGACCGCCCGCATTTACGAACAGCATATCCGCATAGCCATCCAGCGATGCGTGACCAAGGATGGCTATTGCCCAGACGCCGGTGCCATCATTCCATAACCCTTCCTCTGTAATGCCGAACAGATCACCGCCGAGAACATTGTTCTTCCGAAAGAGCGCGTGAACTGGCCCAGCACCCATAGTCGCGCCACGGTCGGCCAGTCCCGGTCGTGACTGCAGAATGACGCCAGTTTCTTCAGTTGGCGCTTCCTCGGCATACATGTTTATGACCGGCAATGCGGGCAGGTCGCCGCGCGCTCGCTGGTACGAGGAAAGGCCGATCTGGATGCGGGGCATCAGTAGAACTCGCCCCCAACGACGTCGCGCTCGCTGCCCATCTTGAGGGCAATGGCTGTTGTAAAGTTGCGGGCCTGCAGCATCGCTGCGGAACTGATGTTGGCGCCGAACTCTTCCGACCAGCGCACGGCCAGGACAGCAGCAAGGCCATTAGCCCCGCGCCAGCCTAGAGGGGCATCCGTGCCGGGTTCCAGATCATCGATCCGTACCCATGCGATGCGGTCCCATATCCATGCCTTGTGGCCGGTTGCGTCGTGCGCTTCGATCGCGACCAGATCGCGCGGCTTGCGCTCGTCAATGGTCGCAGGAAGAGTGACAGTGCCGCTATCCGAGAAGATGCGCTGGCCTTCGCCTGCCTCGTAGTCACCCGTCTCGTAAACGTCCTTGAGGCGGCCGAACATGCCTGTCGTCAGCCATTCCATGTAGAGCGACTGCAGCACGAACAAGCCATCGCTCATTTCCTCTGCGGCCGGATCCTCATCGCGCGAGATTACCGACGCCATGCGCAGCGCCCGCGTCACGATGTCCCTGCATGTTTTGGCCATCGTTCACCTCGGCTGAAATGTTGGCGGGAGGCACTAAGCCCCCCGCGAATGTCATGCCTTTTCGGCAGTCTCGGGCTTGTCGTCGCCCTTGGGTTGGGGCTTGTCGTCAGACTTGCCGCGCGTGTCGAAGTGCGAATTGCCCTCGAACTTGCCTTCAAGGCTGGCAGGAACCTTGACCCACTTACCGCGCTCAAACGTCAGCCCGAAAGCCTCCTGTTCGTCGGGCAGGTGTTTGGCCTCGCCGGGGTTCATCGGATCACCGATAAAGCGTGCGTCCATTGTATTTCTCCAGTGAAAAGGGCGGCCCCGCTAAGGACCGCCCCGTTCAATCAGACAGCAGCGACGAAGGGATAAGCCGCGCCCTGGTCTTCGACGACGTACATCACGACAAGGTTCAACACGCCTGCCGTGCCCGTGCCCGTTGCAACGCCAGTCACGGCAGCGGGAGTTGCGCCCACATTCTTGCCGATCAGGGTCGAAACGGTCGCGCGCAGCATTGTGTTTGCTACCGTGGTCACGCCATCGAAAAGGCCGTCTGTGTCGCCCGTGATACCCACATCACCCACGAACGTGCCGGCGCCGGAATGAAGGATCGCTTCAACCGGTACCGCATACTTCGGCAGGAACCCGAACTCGATCGTGTCGTTTGCCGCAGTTGCAGGCAAAGTCACCTGAAACCGCGCAACCTTCACGTCCCCGCCCATGCCGTGGGAGGCAATGGGCGTATCGTTCTGGACCTGAAAGCTTTTAACATTTGCCATTGGTTTTACCTTTCAAACCAGAGTGATCAGGTGTCCGCCGATGCGCTGACGTAGCCAGTCACAACCGAACGCTGAACGCCGCTCTCATGGATCTTCTTGACGCCAAGCAGCTCTTCGATGCCGACGCCCTTGCGGAAGTCGTAATCAACGAGACGCGACTTGCTCTGCGGCATCTGGCCCCATGCAACAGCAATCGCGCCCGCGCCTGCGAGATACGAAGGCTGCACGTCAGAACCCGAAGCCCCGACGCCCGCATAGACGGGGATTTCCGGCTCTTCACGGATGATGACGCCGCGCACCAGCAAATCACCGCCCTGAAACAGCGGGTTCTTGCCGATGCCACGCTCGCGAGTGGACTTGTCGATGTCGATGATCGTCGGATCGGCTTCCAGATCGCGGAACGCCCGTGAACCAACGAAGAGCACGAACCACTCCTGCCCGGCCGCCTGGTCGGACTGATACGGCGTGATCTTCGCGTCTTTGGCGATGCGCTTCATCTTCAGCACCCAGGCATAATTTGCCTTGTCAGCAGTGGTGTCGATGTTGGCCAGCGATGCCGAGTGATCGGTTCCGCTGGTGTTGGAAAGCGCCGCGCCGAACATGATGCGATCGGTATTCAGACCCAGCCACGTATCCTTCTGACCTTCCGTCGCCGTGGCGTAGGGGATCGTGGAGAACGCTTGATCATTGACCGTGATCGCGCCGAATTCCCGGATAATGTCAGCGCGGAGAAGTTCGGCTTCCCAGCGCTTCAGTTCGGGCTTTGCAGCATCAAGCAGGTCGATGTCGGTCTTGTACTGCTCCGACTTCGGCACCAGCACCGCATTACGGCGCCAATCAACGGACACAGGCATGTTGCCCGAGCCCAGATCCTCTTCGTTGCCTTCGAGAACCTGCGAACCCGACACACCGGAGCCAGTCAGGCGGCCGATGAAGGGAACGATGATCGTCTTGCCCGCTTCAGTCTGAAGTTCGTGCATCGTGACGATGATGTTTTCATTGCCCCGGCCCATGTAGGGCTTGAAGCGGCTTTCGCGGGTGTATTCACGAAAGTAGTTCTTGCGCCAGCGGCTGATGGTCAGCCCGGCGTTGAGGATGGTTTCAGCCATGATTTAGACTTTCTTGAACGTCTCCGCGAAAATCTCATCATCCGTTTGTTCGGCTTCACTAAGGATGCCGCCAGCCGATGGCGCACTTGCCAAGCTGCGGGGAGGAGTGTTTCGGGGAGCAATGGGGTTTGCCGGGGATGCCGGCGCCGGTGCGTTGATCTGGGCCTGAGCCTGCTTCCACGCCTTGAACTCTGCGAAGTCGTCAGGAGTGACCTGCGATGCGATCTGCTCGCGCTTCCATTCGGAAACCACGAAGCCGATCGGATCGTTTGAAGCGCGCACCTTGGCGTTGAAATAGGGATCGGCATTGCACCGCTCTAAGCCCCAATTCGTCGCCTGCTGTGTCGCTTCTTCGCCATGCTGAATCGCCGCAATGCGCTGCGACCACTGAAGATTGCTCTGGTAGAGTGCCGCCTGAACACTCTGCTCCTGATGCACCCTGAACCCTTCCGGGTCTTCGAACATATCAGGTGCCGACGCTGGTTGCTGTTGCTGTTGCTGCGCGCGGATTTGCGCCAGTTCAGTTTCGGCAGCCTTTCGCTTGTCCCGTTCGTCCAGCATCGCCGTGAGGGGCACATGCTGTGGTTCAGGACGCACTTCCTGTCGGGCCGGTTCCACTACGGGTTCGGCCACCGGTTCAATTGCCGGTTCAGGGGCTTCCTGTTGCTCGACAACCACGGGTTCAACCGTCTCGTCTGCTTCAGGCGCGTCAATGTTGTCCGCTTCGATAGCGGCCAGAAAATCATCATCTTCCATGGTTGGTCAGTCCTCGCCCGTGTCGTGGGCATACGAATTCGCCCGATCCGCGGCGGCCGGTTCCATTGTCCGTCAATGGGTACGAAAACGCCCGGTTAAGCCCCGGCGGCGGGCACTCCTGCTCCAAACTGATAGCCAGCCTGAAGTGCGGAAATCTGTGTGCTAACGGTGGTCTGTTCAGTCTTCGCCGTGTCGAGAGCGGTCTTGGCGCGTTTGCTCTCCAGGTCAGCAGCAAACGCCGTCTCGGCCATCTGCTGCTGTGGTCCAGCGCCCTGCTCGGCCTGTTCGGCGCGCGTCTGGCGCTTCTCGATAAGCTGGCGCTTCTTGGGCAAGCTCGATGCCTCAAGCAGATCTTCGAACGGCACTTCCTGCGGCCCGTAGATGCCGGCCAGCCTGACAAGTTCGGCAAACTGCTCCTGCTGGATATTCGCCGTGTCGGGAACGCCCTCGATGATAATATCCATGTCCATTTCGGCCGCTCGGTTGTTCACGCCGACCTGCATCTGCTGCATTCCGACCATGGGGTGACCGTCTGGCCCCATGACGATGGCCGGAACCGTCTCAATGATCGGCTCATTGATCGTCAGGAACTGCGGCGCGCCGATATCGTCAGTCACGCGGATGACCTTCGGCTCGTCCCAGAACTGCTTGATGCGCGCCCACATCTGCCGATAAACGCGCAATTCCAGATCCTCGATGCCGCCAAGCGCTGGCGTCAGTTCGGTAAGCCCGGCCTGTTGCCGCACAAGCTGGGCACGGCCTGACGCGTCGGAACTGCCCTGACCAAGCACGGCAGGGTTTGGACCCATGCGCTCAATCTCAGCTTTGCTCTCCTGCAGCAGAAGGATTTGACCCTGCTGCATGTCGCCTGTGTTCGCTGGCTCAACGCCCTCAGGCAGTACGCCATCGGGCCGGGATGCCTCGGCGCGCACAACTTCCACGTCGACATTCAGGCCGTTCGGGTCCGTGATGCGAACTTGGCGGCTGTTGGCAAGATGCAGCAGGCGCGAGCGGCGCATGTTGATCTCGTCCTGAATCGGAACCATCGCGTCAACAATGCCGTAACGGGCGTTGTCGCGGTCCACGAAACACGATTGCGCCACGATAGGATTGCAAGGCCGCCCAGCTTCGTCGTTATACGGGCTTGTTCCCTCATCCAGAATACCGCCGCCCCAGAACACGACGCGCTTCCAACCGCGCTCATTGATATACAGTTCGCACACCATCACCCGGTTGCGGCGGGTGTCGGTCCAGCCTTCTAAGGGCTTGTCCTCGTCGTCCCATTGCAATCCCTCAGGGGCCAGCGCAGCGGGGTCGATATCAGCCTCGGGATACAAGTCCTTGACCAGATCGGTGTACATCCACTTCGCGATGCCAAGATAGCGGGCGTCTTCGAAGTCGGGATCGCGGCTGTGCGGATCGTATAGGAATTCGCCGTGCCGGATAATGCGCGGCCATGGATCACGATTATCATCGACCTCGACTATAACCGCGCCAATTCCGCCGATCAGATACGTCTTGGCGGCGCTGAGTTTGGTTCGGCCCCAGCGGCAATTGTCCGATGCATAGCGCAGGGCGTCGGTTGCGACTTCAGCCGTGCCGATGTCGTCATTGTTGCGGGGGAATGCGCGCGGATCGCTCTCGCCGGCCTCCAGAACGCCCAGGATGCCATTCACGGCAGGGGCGATGCGGTTTATCCATATCTCGGGCTGCTTGCGCTTGCGCAGTGCCTTTAGCTGTTCCGGCGTCCACTGCTTGTTATCGTAGTAGTCCTGCGCCAGATCCGCCTTGTCGCGCGCGGCCTTGGTGGTGTCTCGCGCTTCCCGGTACAGTTTCTTGAGGCGGTCAAGTTCCATCAGACCCAGCCCCTTTGACTTGCTATGCCGCTGTCGATCACGAAGCGCGCCATGGCACGGCGGAGCGCGCGGCGTTCAGCTTCGGAAGGAACCGGCGTGTCGCCTGTGTCGGCCTGTCCCTCGAAGAACGCGGCGGCATTGTTGATGATGGTGCGACCCGCAAGGCTCAAGCGTTCAAACTCGTCCCATGTCGGCATGGGTTCGTGGTCGCGGCGGTAGCTGCTGGTCATGCCTACGCTACCTTCCAGTCGTTCGTTGCCGTTTTCGTCGGCGCCCATATGTCGCGCGGGCCTTTGGGAAGCTTCCCGCCGGGTTTGAAGCCAGTGCGGCGAAGTTCTTCCAGGGCGTACCTGAGGGCATCGATAGTGTGGTTGTTCTTGTCGTCCAGAAGCGGAATTACCGTCTCGGTAATCTTGTCCACCTTGTAGCTGTAGAGCATCAGTTCCCGGATAACCTTCTCGCATCGCGGGTGAACCACGATGTCAAAGCTGCGTAGAAACTCTACCCCGTCCTCGATCGATCCCGTGCCCTTGATGGCCGACTTGATGTTAAAGCCCTGCCTGCGCATGTAGCTGACAGTTTCAGGCCTCGCGCTATCCGCCCGGATAGGCCACTTCCTTGCCCCTGCAACCGTGTCAAACAAGGCAGGCGTCTTGTCGATCTCGCAGCCAATCTGCCACGCCTCGTAATCGACAAACAGGGTGCGGCCATCGACATGGCAGCGAACCAGCACCGTGGGGTCTACAGCAAAACCCCAGTCAGCCCCGAACCGATGAACCGCGTCGGCGGCAGCCTCAAATTCCTCAACCTTCCAGTTCTTGAATACCTGGGCTTCGCTGTTCGTCCTGAATCCACCGCCCCAAACGTGTTCATAGTCGTCCGACCTATGACGAAGGTCTTCTAACCTCTCCGCCTCAAGCACCGCCGGGAACCACGGATTGTCAGTGTGGTTCAGTTCCACGATCCTGGCGCCGGCAGGTGGGCTGACCCTGAAGCGCATATGTGTGGCGCTATCGTCGCGTTCCGGGTTCCATGTTACCCATATCTCCGACCCATCCTCGCGGACTGTCGGGATCAACTTCCGCCACGCACCTTCACTGACCGCCTCGCCTTCATCGACCCAGCAACCAAGAATACGCGCCTTGGACTTAAGGCTTTCGATGTTACGATTGAGGCCGGCAAACTTGTAGGCGATCCGCCCATCTCGCGTTCGGATGTACTTCTCGCCGATCTCGAAAAACGCATCGAGCCATGGCACAGATTGAATGGCCGCCTTCAGTTCTTCCATTGATGAATCGTCAAGGCTGTTCATGAACTCGCGGGCGCAAAGGAAGATGCCTTCACGTCCTTCGCTTGCCCATTGGTATATTTTGACCGCGCTCATCATGGCGAAGGATCGCGTTTTTGCGCTACCTCGTCCGCCGTATGCCCCCCGATAACGCGCCTCACCGGTGAATACCGGGATCAATTTCGGCGGAAGCTCAATTCTCGCCGTCGCCACCCGGTGCCACCAGTTCAATGCGGCTGATCTTCGTCTCGACCGGGCCGCCGTCCTTGCCCGTCAGCTCAGTGCCCTTCACCTCGCGCCAATCATGCGGGAAGCGTGCAGCCATTGAACGCGACCAGATGGATGCCTGGAACTCCTGGCCGGACTTCTCCATGCCAACACGCCCTTTGCGTTCCCACCAGACCTGCGAACATTGCCTTGCATATGCAAAGGCTTCCATAAATTCCGGGTGGGCTGCGGGCCAAAGTGTCTCAAGCGTATTGCGATGCACGCCTATTTCACAGGCCATTTCGACCACGGATGCGCCTGTTTTGCCAAGCTCAATCACGCGGTCACAAAATGCCGGATCGTAACCTGTGGGACGCCCGCCTGTCATAAGGTTGGCTCCTGCTTTATTAACCCCGCCGCGCGATCTAAACCGCGCCTAGGTTGCTCAGGTGGTGTGCCGGTTGTCGGCGGCGGGTCGGCCGGGCGGGGAGGGAAGCACCCGCGGGCCAAAGGTTGAACGCAAAAAAGGCCCACCGGATGGGTGAGCCTTCTTAAGTGGGAATTCACCACTCTGTTGTGAACAATGAATTGCGGCGCGGCGCAAGTCAAGCCACCCTGATATAGGATACCGGAATAAGCCGCTCATTCATGGCGATGATGTCCGCCACCATGCAGACGACTGTATGTGCGCGGTCCTGCGCCGAACGCGACCCGAACCCGAGACGCGAGCCTGCCACGCCGGCGGGTTCATCAAACCGGCACACGTTCTCGAATACCTGCCACCACGCCTTAGGGACATATTCCTGAATGCGGTAAAGGTCTTCGCGCGCTTCGATCTTGGTCGTGGCCATGCGGTCTTCGTGGTCGAGGCTCGATGCGATGCGTTCGCCATAGCTGGCTGTCGTCCGCCTCTCTGTTCCGACCAACGCCCAAAGACGATAACAGGTCTGGATGGCGAGAGCCTGGGTGTCGCTGATCTTGTCGGCAGCGATCCAGCGCATGATGGGTGTGCCGCCTGCGTTTACGATACGACGTTCACCGACATAGGTGCCCTTGGCGCGCTGTTCCGGCGTGATGACGTCCAGATTGCTTTGTTCAGCCCTTGCTTGATCAGCGTCGACGGCGCGCTGAAGCGGGCCGCGCGTGTCACGTTTAGGCTTACGTCCAGCCTTAGCCACTCAGCTTCTCCCTGTTTTGATTGCGTGGGCATCGTCTCGCCATGGAGCAGTGAGCCAGTCGATGAGGCGCTGGATGATCGAGCGGCGAGGAAGCACATCCAGTTGAATTCCCATGGCCATCACTTCCCCTCCCGCATAATCTCAAGCACCTTGCCCAGCGTGTGCTCGCCGCATCCACGGCCAACCTTTCCGGTGTCTTCTGGGTTCGTGAACTCCCGCCAATGCACCCACCCTTGCGGGCAGGCGAAACCCCATTCCCGCACTACAGGCCCAGTCAGGAACAGCGTGATTGCCTTCTGACCCGGAATCACCTCGAGGCGGTGCAGGGCGTCGGCAGGGCGGTCGATGACATCACCAGCCTTGCGAACCACGGTGCCGCTTGGCGTGTGCTCAATGTACCCACCTCGTAGAACCAGCGTCCGGTTGTCCCATGGGTGATCGTGGAAGGCGCGGTCATCGTCGCTATTGTTGATCTCGTGGAGGTAGACGTTGCACAGCGGATTGCGGGGAATGACCCACCAGCGGCGCAGATAGCTATCCCCGATGATGAAGTCGGGATCGCGGGTCATGACGCCATCAGCCCACATCACCATGCCATCGAGATCGGTGGTCGGCTGATTGCGCAACGTCGCCTTGTCCCGCATCCCAGCAGTAATGCGCGACATATCGGCTTCGGGGTTCAGCATGGGGTGGGAAGTCATGCGCAATGCCTCCCAACCCTATGGGGGACACTCTCCGGAAGTGTCCCCTTATAGGGGGGTCTGACTTCCGTGACAGTTCCGTAGACTTCCGTGCGCATTTCCGCGGGTTTCAGTGAACGACTTCCGTAGACTTCCGTAGACTTCCGTAGTGCGAAAATGGCGGAATTCTGCCGTTTATGGTTCTTACGGAACTCGACTTCCGTAGACTTCCGTAAGGTCATTTTGTTACTCCCGGCATGATTGTATTGATGACGCGAAGCCCTTTGACCTTGCTGTCGGTGTCGTACATTTCGATCGAGAGGCAGTCGTTTTCGAGCCACGAGGTGAGGTAGTCCGACACCAGCCTCTCACTGCATTCCAGCACCTTGGAGAGGACGCTGGGGGCGTAACGACCCTGCTTGCGGACTTGCGGCGCCGATGAGAGCGGCTTGCCCGCATTCCATGCCTCGGCCAGCACAGAGAACGCTTTGGCGACCTGCTCATTGCTCATCGTTTCGTGTTCGGTCGGCCGATCAGCGGTAAGGAAGGGGACAAGCGTGGACTGCCATTCGTCCTCGCCAATGGTCCAGGACACCTTCTTCATCCGCATGTGGATGGGGGCAGATTCCTCCGCATCCTTTTGCTTCTCGGTCTTTAGTGTGACCAGCTCGCCATCCTTGCTGACGCGAATAACGCCGTCACACGCTCCCAGCAGGACAGTGCTGCCGCGCATGCCCTTTTCCTTGTCCTTGCCGCTGTGGTGCACGCCCATGGCAGCGCCGCCGATGTGTTGGCGGATGACATCGCAGGCCGCGACGAATGCACCCATTTCGTCGGCACCGTTCTCACCGGCGCCAGCAAGGGATCGGCTGATGGTGTCTATAACAACGAGGCCGATGGGGAATCCGGCGCGGCGCATTGCCTCGTCTATGGTGCGGAGAAGCTTGGCGCGCTGTTCGGGGTCCAGAAGTGCCACCGGGACAGGCAGCAGCATAAAGGGGGCAGATGCACCTTGTTGGCCGTGTTCGCGCCGCCAACCCTTGACGCGCTTGCCAAGGCCGCGTGCTCCTTCACCAGCGATATAGAGAACCCCGACCTGCTTGGTTTCTGTCCCGTGCCAATCCATGCCGAGCGCAATGCGAAGGGACATGTCGAGAGCGATGAACGACTTGCCTGCGCCTGGATCGCCAAAGATGACTGTCAGACCGTCATCAACGATCAGTTCCTTGACGAGCCAGTCAGGTGCAGGGAGGCTTTCCAGTTCATCCATATCCAGAAGCTGGAAGGTGTCGCTTGCATCCGGCTCATCGGCGCCTGCTTTTGCGGCCATGTCCTCGAAGTCCGGCGCGTCATTGCTCGACGCTGCCCACTCCGGCATTTCGTCATAGGAAGGCGCTTCACTCATCCAATCGGGCGGGGTGTGGTCAAACCGGCCGTAGATCACATTTGGATCGCTGGCCCGCTTCTCAGCGCCAAGGGTGCGATACGCGGACTTGTGATCCCCACCGTGCTTGAAGTGCACATACAGGTCATAGGCATCACCAAAGCAACCAGACTGACACGCCGTCCCGACCCCTGCCGCCGCATCGCTGGCAGACAGGCTGATCCACTTTGAACCGATCACCCGCGTGGCGTAGGTGTCGCCGGTCTGTAGCGTTGAGCGCCAGTCATCCGCATTGCGCGGACTCTGGGTGTAGCCGCAAATCTCCAACATGGTCGCAACGCTGTTTGCCGCGTTGAAATCCTCGATGATGGATGCGCCGTCGCCGCGGGGCTTGTTTGCGCGCCGCGCCTCTGCTTCCCGGCGCACAGCGTCACGGATACGCTCATCTTCCAGCCTCTGCCGGCGAATGGCTGCGATCCCGGATCCGATCTGGCCGGTTTCAATAACGATGCCTGGCGCATTAACCCCTGTCGACTCCGAGACGTAGTAGAGCGGCGCGCCATCCTCACCGCGAAGGGGCGTGCCTGACTTGGCGTGCACCTGCGGGACATTGGGCAGGAATACCGGCTGTGCCGCACGAGCAAGCGCATGGTCCATGGCGAGGCCGCGTGCCTCCATGAACGCAAAGAACGCGCACTGTGCGTCATGCCATGTCGCGAAGGGCTGCGGCGCATCCAGCGGCAGTATAATGCGCCAACGCTTGTCGCCCGGCCGCGAGTGGGGGCTGGAATAGATGAGCCATGCGGCATCACCAACGAGTTCTGCAACAGCCGCCTTGACCGCATCCAGTTCGTGGTCGCCGGAGTCTATGTCGCCGCACAATGCCACGAAACTACCGCGCTCCCGCTGGGCAGAGTGTTCGCGTGCATCGAAATCATGGTGCGTCGAAGGGATGAAAGCTGGGCCATCGCCTTTAGCCTTGCCCCACGGATCCATGCGGAAGAACGTGGACAAGGGCTTTGTGTCGTAATCCTCGCCCGTGTCGATCTTGCTGTCGAACAGGCCAAGGAATATCGGCACTGCGCGGCTGTTCCAATCGGGCGCGGGTTCCGTGATAGGGCGCGAGCTCATGCTATCTCCAGGCCTTGCAGGACGATCCATTCCTCGGCTTCTTCAGCAGTGAGGTGGCCGTGTTGGTATGCGATCATGATGCGCGCCTTGCGCTCTGCGGGATCGGATTCCGCGTCGATGAGGCGCAGGACAATCGCCCGCAGGTGACTGCTGATCGATATGACGTTGCCCATGTTGTTCACGCCGCGATTCTCCCGCGGATCGGTGCGCCCAGATTGGCCATCCAGTCGAAGGCGCTCTTGCCCGAGAAGAAGCAGGCAACCTTGTGCCCGCGCTCGTGCATGGCATTGCCCCACTCAATCTGCGCCTGTGACAGCTTACCGGCGCGACCGTTCTTGTCGTACCCTTTGAATTCCAACCAGCAGACCGACACATCGCAATCAGGCAAAGTGCTGGCGTCGATGCCCCACGCGCACGTCATATCGAATACGCCGGCGCGGAGCCCTTCCTTGCGGGCCTGTGCTTGCGCTTTGTAGCCGCGCTTGGCCGCGTTCGGGTTGGCGTAGGCCATGACTGTCGGCGCGAGGTTGGAGATGTACTTGCGGAACATGACCTGCCGATCCAGTTCGCTCAGATCCTTGCGTCCGTCCGGTGCCTCCACAAAGAACAGCGGCTGCAGATCAAGCGGGGTTTCAAGATCGTCCCACACCTTCATGCGCGCGTTTCTCGTGCGCGGCGGTCTGCAATCTGTTGAGACAGAGAGGCAAATAACCTTGCGAAATCTGGGCTACCCCGGCGGGCATGGCTCGCCGCAATGCTTTCCAGCATTGCCGGGGTAAGCGTGGCAAGCGGTGCCGTCGCCACTTTCATGAACGCAGCCGTGTGGTTTTCGCGGCGCGTGATCGCCTGCGGGCGCTGGAAGGCCGGGCGCGTCACGCCGCCACCTGCACAAATTGACCAACCAGCCCTGCATCCACAGGCTCGGGTCCATTCTGCCCGGCTGCGACCAATTCACGACATAGATCTCGGAACCCGGAATCTCTCTCCATCATGTCATCGGCGCGCTTCAGCGCATGGGCCACTGTCGTGTGATCAGTCAGGCCGACAGCAGCCGCGATCACCGGAGTGCTTAGCCCGCGAGACCGCATGGCGTGGATGGCAGCGAACCGCGCGTGAACGATCGGCTTGATGCGTTTGCGTGAAACAATATCGGCCGGGGATAGGCCAGTCAGTTCCGATGCGCGGGCGATGATGCGCTGACGGGCGCTGAGGTGCCGTGAGACAGGGGAGGCTGTGTTGATCCTGCCAGCCTGCTCCACAGACCTCTGGCGTTCGGCTTCCATACTCTCGCGCCACCGGGCCTGCGCTTGGGCCTTGCGCTTAGCCTGTTCGCGCAGCCGGTCTTGTGCCGCCTTCTGGCGGGCGCGGCAGGCTTCGCGGTTGCCGATGTAATATGTGTTGGTGTCACTACGCTCATGGCCGCAGTCGAAGTTGTCGGACGTGCAATAGCGTCGCATCGGCGTTGCACGGCGTTCTGCCTCCTCGCGGTATTCTTGGCGGTCTTTAATCGCTTCGGCACGTAGACTGGCGCATTGCTCCTTCGACGGAGCGTGGCCCCACTGATCCAACGTGCGGGCGCGAATGGTCGATGGATCACTGATGTAGCGGGCCAGACGCGCGGCATAAGCGAACGGCGTTTCCTCGGTGTCTGCCGATGTGGAGCGGCTCATGCTGCCGTCCTTTCCACCACGCGCTGCCTCAGCAGCATGCGCTCCATGGCTCGTGCGGTGTCGCGGGAAAGGCGCTGGCCGAATACACTGATGGTCGCAGCGAACGGGTCTGCGTTCAGCGCTCGAACAATCTCCCGCAGCAAGTTGTGGTCGGACGCGCTCATGCTGCCATACTCGGCACCAGCGCCAGCTTCGCGTTCAATGTTTCATTTTCGCAATCAGCAATGTCACGGCCTGCAGGCGATTCCGGATGGTGCGCATGGCGCTTGGCCGCGAGGTAATCACCCATCGCATCGGCGATCTGGTCGTGATCGATGCCCTCGGGAACGCGGACAATGGCGTGGCCATCTGGCATAAGCAGCGAGAGCAGATCGAGCGGCAACGCGTCGAACAGGCGGAAAAGCGCCGCCACCGACATAACCGCCGGTTCCTTGGCGCCGTCAGCGGGGAAGTAAGACAGGACGGTTGATGAGTTGTCCCAGCCACCGTCGAGCTGCACGGCTTTCATGGCGATGCCACGGCGGTCAATCTCGCGTCGGATGGCCTTCTGGCGCTCTCTCACGATTTTGTCAGCGTCACGCAGGATCATGTTGTTCGACCTCTGTATTGAGCGTGGAATGGAAATCGGGGTTCAAAAATGTGACGACGGCGCTGGGGGAACGGGGAGCGCCGTCGTCATGCCGGGGGGCAGGCATTGGTTAGTCCTCGCCGAGCCGCTTCATCAGTTCGTCCCGGTGGGCCTCGAACTGGCGGTCAGCGCGACCAGCGGCGACGAAGATCGGCAAGGTAATGGCGAGGGTGAGCAGGTAGACCCCTGCGATGAGGAGGAAGGTCGTCATGCTGCGGCCTTGGGGATCAGGCGTTCCATCTCATCCAGCAGCGCCAAAGCGCGTTGGTAGGTGGTCAAGGTGAGCGATCCGCCCGCCTTGATTTCGTCGATCCTCTTTCCGTTGCCGAACAGTTTCCGCGAAAGCGTGGACGGGCTGGTGCCGGTTCGGGTTGCGAGCGCTTCGACGCGCTTTACCAAAAGGTGAGTGTCTGACATGGGCGCAGAATGTCTTTTTATACACGACGGGTCAAGTCTAATTAGACATTCACCCCAAGCCATCAGTGTATGTCAAAATATACACGTGATTGACCATGACGACATCAGGCGCCGGATTAAGGGCCGCTTCGACGACCTCGGGCTTCCCCCGACAGGGAAGTGGCTGAAAGACCATGGAATCGGTCAGACGACGATCCGCAACTTTCTCGACGGGCTAAGTGCTTCATTGACCGTAGAGACGGTCGGCAAGCTGGCGGGGCCACTTAAGACAACTGAACGTTGGCTGTTGTTTGGCACCAGCACTGATGATCTTAGTGAGGACGTGCTTCGCGCCATGGCAGAGGACGCAGTTTCTGAGATCCAGCCAGGAATGAAGATCGGGCAGATACGGAGTGCCGTCGCGTCATCTCTTCATGAGCAGCTAAAGCTCCGTCAAGTTGTTGCCGGAGTTCAGAGCAAAGCGGCCGATGAGAGCGTTCACAACAAAGGCGTTCAATCTCGCGCTCCCACCACGCAATCCGATCAGGCAACACTGCACAATACATGAAGCAAGTACTGCATCCCACGTCGCACTGAGGTTCCGTTAACGTAATCGGCATTCGTTGCGACCCTATGTTCTTGATTCGTTCCAGCATAGGGAAGTTGGGGTTGTAGGAAAGGGGGGCGTAATGAATAACTTACTTAAGGCAGGCTTTGTGGCGGCGTTGGCGATGTTGGCGACGTCCGCGAGCGCTCAAGGCAGCTCATCGCAATGCACCTGGGTAGGCAATACCTGGACTTGTAATTCGCAGCGGGACGCTGGCGTGGATTGGAGAATGGGTGTCATCAAATCCCCTGATTTCATGGGGGCGTTTGAGGCAGGCGAAGAGGCCCGGCGCCGAGAGGTTGAAAGAAGGGCAGCTATCACTCCGCCTGTGATGCCTCGTCCCGGCGCAGCGGTTTCCGGATCAGCGATCCCTGCCGACTACCTCGACAGATGGTATGTCGCCGCGCGTCCCCGCATGGGTCTGTATCCAGACTTCGAAACGAAGGTTTACAGCGCGAAGGTGGATATATCGCCGGCAGTCGTGTGGCTTATGTCTACCAGTCCGTATGCCGCCGATATTGCTTATTATCTGGCAACCCATAAGGCAGAGGCAGCGGCAATATCCAGCATGCCATTGGCCAATGCGGGTCGCGCTATTGACCAGATCGCAGCTGAATTTGCTAAGGGTCAACCCCCTTCGCCATGACGCTCTAGCATCGTGACGTCACCGATTGGACCTCGCAGACGAAGCCCGCTCTAACCGGCGGGCTTTTTTGTGCCCGCTGACCGAAAGTGTATAAAAAGACATTTAACTGTTGACGTGTATAAAAAGACACGGCAAACATACTCCATCAGCCGGACACAACCCGGCTCTTGGAGGACACGATGGCAGAGCCCGCATTCCGAAACGCCAAATACTGCACCACCGGTGAAACCAAGCAGTGGCTGGGTGTCACCCTCCACCGCATCCGCGCTGTTGCCGATATTGCCGCCTTGGGCATTACGGCGGGCACGCTTGGCGGGTGGATCGAGGGCGAAAAGAACCTGCAGGTCTGCGGCAATGCGTGGGTCTCCGGCGATGCGCGGGTCTACGGCGATGCGCGGGTCTCCGGCGATGCGCGGGTCTACGGCAATGCGCGGGTTTCCGGCGATGTGTGGGTCTACGGCAATGCGTGGGTCTCCGGCAATGCGCGGGTCTACGGCGATGCGCAGGTCTACGGCAATGCGTGGGTCTCCGGCAATGCGCGGGTCTACGGCGATGCGCAGGTCTGCGGCGATGCGCGGGTCTACGGTCGCAACCACCTTGGCTGGTTCTCATGTGTCGGCAGTGAAAACGGAACGCTCTGCTGGTTCCTCACCAAGGAACGCACGGTCCATGTTTCGCGCGGCTGTTTCTCTGGATCGCTGGCTGAGTTCAGCGCGGCAGTAGAAGCGCGGCACGGCGATAAC